GTGCTGGAACAGACCTGCACGTAGGGTACGAAGGTGCTCTTGGTGAAGCTGGTTCTTACTATGTCCAGGGCGGTGCTACCGTGCTGACTCCTGACGGTGGCGACAGCGACACTGTTCCTTCAGGTAAAGCAGGCGTTGGTCTCGGTTTGACCGACAACCTCGGTGCATATGGTGAGGTATCCTTCGTAGGTTCAGGCGACGAAGATCTTGACCGTGGTTACGGAGCTAAGTTGGGCGTCAAGTACAACTTCTGATATAAATAATGTGGAGACCTTTCGTGCGGTCTCTACGAAAGTCGGAACACCCATGGGACCTCACAGAGGTCCTTTTTTATTCGGAGAAATTATGAACTTTGCTGTATATACTCGCAATGGTTGTCCATACTGCACAAAAGTAACACAAGTTCTTAGTGCTAAAGGACATACTTATACCGAGTACCGTCTTGGGGATGCTTTTACTCGAGAAGATTTTTATAAACAATTTGGACAGGGTAGCACTTTTCCCCAAGTTCTGCTAGACTCTAAACGTCTCGGTGGATGCACTGAAACCGTTAGATATTTGAAAGAAAACAACTTAATTTAAATACTAAATAATTTTGAATTCAAATTAGGAGGTTGGTTTCCATATTATTGTAAACGGTTAGAACGGGGGAAACCATGTTAATTGCACTAGCAGTTTTAGTTACTATCGGAGCATTCATTTTAGGCATTACTGTCTCATGGTTAGCAAAAGGATACGTTGAAGATTTTATTGAAAACGCTGCCTACGCTAAATCAGTTACACATCCAGAAATGTTTGATGAAGAAGGTAACATGTTACACGACGAACTCATCTACATTAGATCAGAAAATCCATTTTGGAATTTCGATGACGAGGATGACGAATGAACAAAGGAGTTAAATTATGCCAAGAACTATGGAAAACAGTAACACTCGTTTACTGTTAAGTGAGATTTTGAGAAAGGTCTCCAATGCAAAAACTAAAAAGGAGAAGGTAGATCTTCTCCGTAAATATAATAGTAATGCTCTCCGTCAAATGTTGATTATCAATTTTGATGATAGTATTATTTCTGTTATGCCTGAAGGAGATGTACCTTATACTCCTAATGATGCACCTATAGGTACAGATCACACTCGGTTAGAGCAACAGTGTCGTGGTCTATATCGCTTCTTTAAAGGTGGGGATAATAAACTACCTGCATTGAAACGTGAATCTATGTTCGTTCAACTTCTTGAAGGTTTGTCTGGTGAGGAAGCAGAACTATTGGTCTTATGTAAGGATGGTCGTTTGAACGAAAGTTATAAACGAATTACAAAAACTGTAGTTTCTGAAGCATTTCCATCTATTGAATGGGGAGGTCGTTCTTGAAGGTAATTTCTAAGGAATGTGATCCATCTTTAGCAACAGATCGATCACTACCTTACACATCCTACCTTATTGAATATCTACAAGATGATATCACAAAGTTTGATATCGTTACTGGTGATAAACAATCAGAGATATTTGATCACTACTGGGATCTTTATAAAAAAGATTTCGTTAATATGACACAAACCGAAGGTAGGAAAAACCCTAGACTATGGACCGATCCAAACGAACCAAAGAAAGAAAAGAGAAAGTGACAGTTTACTTTGATAAACGTGCTTTTGCAGAGAAAGACAAAGAGAATGAAGAGGAACTAGAAATCCTAAAGAAAAGAGAAGAGGGAGCAGCTGCTGTTATTGCAGTTGTACTTTTCTTTGGCAAACCTTTGGTTGTTATGCTATTATGGAACATGCTGATGCCAGGTATCTTTGGTCTCTCCACCATTGGATATCTAAAGTCACTTGGTTTGTATGTCCTCGCCCGTATTATTATCGATAAGAATGACTAAAGTATGTTTGATCTCTGTTACTCCTGATGCAGAGAAGACAATTGGATACATTGCTCGCGTGAGCAATCCTGATAATCAGGAGAATCCTAAAATTTCTGGACTGTTAAAGTATTGTATCAAGCATGGACACTGGTCTGTGTTTGAGCAGGCAACAATGACTTTGGAGATTCACACCACTAGAGCAATCGCAGCTCAAGTGTTGCGTCATAGGTCATTTACATTCCAAGAATTTTCTCAACGCTATGCTGATAGTTCCTTACTCGCAGAGACGATTCCCCTACCAGAACTCCGTAGGCAAGACACCAAGAATCGTCAGAATTCTATTGATGATATTGATGCGTTTACCAGACAGAAGTATGAAATCTTGATGCAGCATCATTTCAAAGAAGCGATGACTTTGTATCAAGAAATGCTTGAGTCTGGTATTGCAAAGGAATGTGCAAGAAATGTGCTACCATTATGTGTAGGGACAAAAATGTACATGACAGGAAATCTTCGCAACTGGATCCATTATATCCAATTGCGTTCCGCCAATGGCACCCAGAAGGAGCACCAAGAGATCGCGCTTGCTGTTCAACAGCATTTCATCTGTCAGTTTCCAGTCATCTCTGAGGCGCTTGAGTGGTGCCCTGACGGCGACTGTAATTGCTCAGAGCAATTAGATGATTGCAACTGTATCCAACCTGCTCTGAGGATTGACTAATGTACGAAGAACTAAATTGTTTTGAAGAAGCACTCAAGCACTTCGGAACAAGAGTAGAGATCATCACTGCTATGGAAATGGCAAAGAAAATATCACCTGAAGATGCCTATCAGATGATTAAGGATGAACTCAAAGAAGTTAAACTCTGCCGTAAACAATTCAAAAAGGACAAGTGATATGCCACTATACAATGTACTAAATAAGGTCACTGGCGAAAAACAAGAGTTTCGCTGCACCGTTGCCGAATACGGACAATGGCGTGAAGATAATCCTGATTGGGATAAAGATTGGCACGCTGGTGTCGCAGGCACAACTTACGGTAAACCTAAACAATCTGATGGATTTAAGGAAGTTATGTCTAAAGTGCAAAAAGCACACCCTCTAGCAAACCTAAGTCGATTTACCTAAACTATGGCAAGAGCAAGAAAACGGAATACGACCAGTAATCCTGTACCTCCTCACATGACTGCAAAGCAGATCAAGAGAAAAAAACCAATTGATAGTTCCTATATGGTTCCTATCAGTCCACTGACTCCAAATCAAGAGACAGTGTTTCAACAATATTCTGAGGGACAGAACCTCCTTCTACATGGTGCTGCAGGAACGGGTAAGACTTTTATCACTCTGTATCTTGCTTTACAGGAAGTACTTGACGAAAACACACCTTATGATAAAATCTATATTGTAAGGTCTCTAGTACCTACTAGAGAGATTGGTTTCCTCCCTGGTGACCATGAAGATAAGTCGGCACTTTATCAAATTCCCTACAAAAACATGGTGAAATACATGTTTAGTATGCCTGATGATAGTTCGTTTGATATGCTCTACGACAATCTTAGAGCACAAGAGACTATTAGTTTTTGGTCTACTAGTTTTATTCGTGGTGTAACCATGGATAATTGTATTGTCATTGTAGATGAATTCTCCAATCTAAATTTTCATGAGTTGGACTCTATGATTACTCGTGTTGGTGAGGATTCTAAAATTATGTTGTGTGGAGACATCACTCAGACCGATCTTGTTAAAGAGAACGAGAAGAATGGCATCTCAGACTTCATTAAAATCTTGCAGAACATGCGTGAGTTTACTTGCGTAGAGTTTGGCATTGAAGATATCGTTCGCTCTGGACTTGTTAAGTCTTATCTGCTGACGAAATATAATTTAGGTTTCTAATGTTTAATTTTATTGATGTTGATCTCAACAATCACGTTGAGGTTGATCCAGTGAGTAAAGATGGAGTAAGATTTTATCCTATTCCTGGAGCGGATAAATATTATCCGAGTGTTACCTCAGTCACATCGTTTAAGAACGCTCAGTTCTTCAAAAAATGGAGAGCTAGAATTGGTGAAAATGAGGCTAATCGTATTACTGCTAGAGCAACACAAAGAGGTACTGCATTCCATGCATTATCTGAAGATTATTTCAAAGGACAACTAGATATTGATAGGTACTTGGAAAATAACCCATTATCTGTTAGAATGTTTCAGTCAGCAAAATCAACGCTTGACCGAATCAACAACATCCATTGTCTAGAAACTTTTCTTTACTCACATTATCTTGGACTCGCTGGTCGTGTAGACTGTATTGCAGAGTTTGATGGTGAGTTGGCAGTAATCGATTTTAAAACTTCAACCAAAGAAAAAAAAGAAGAGTACATTGAAAATTATTATGTGCAGGAAACTGCATATGCAGCAATGTTCTTCGAACGTTCAGGTATTGAGGTAAAGAAAATTGTCACACTTATCGCCACTGAAGAGGGAACTATTCAAGTATTTCAGAAGTACAATCTTGATGACTATTTACAACTACTCAAATCCTATATTGAAGAATTTGTTAGGGGAAGAACGAATGCCTGAAAAAGCAGTTGACGACAAGTTTTTAACGCCTACTAAATTCTCTCAAGAGATTGAACGTTTAGTGAAGCGTAGTAACGGTCTCATTTCATATATTGAAGCAGTAGTAACCTATTGTCAAGAAAATGAAATTGAAATTGAAACCGTTCCTAAACTAATGTCTAAACCATTGAAAGAACGCTTGCGACATGAGGCAGAGCGTCTAAACTACATGAAGAAACGATCTAAAGGAGTCTTACCATTGTGACAGGATTTGAAGTGTATAAGATGTACCTTGCATTACGAATGCACTTCACCAATGACAAATATGATTACATAAAATACAGAGGCAAAGTAAATGCCTCTGAAAAATCGTTTGAAGAACGTCGTGATCGTTACTTCTTTAAAAAATTAGCGACTAAGTATGAGGACAATGAAATCCTTAATTACTTTGTCGCTAATTTTATGCATGATCCTAAAGGATATATAAAATCATTTACCGATGACAATTATACTAGTTGGAAAATAAAACAAGAGTCTTTCTCTTATAAATTTAGACAGGAAGTTGATTTTATATTAACAGATTTTGATGCACCTTACCAAGATAAGTTTGATAAAATTTTTGAAGTTAGAGAAGGTCAACACCCCAGACTCCTTAAACATTACCTTTCTGGTAAAATATCATTAGAAACACTTGTTGTATTTGAGTGTTGTTTAAAATATATTGATCGGTTTGATAG